CCGAGAACTGGCTGGGATATCGCCCTCACAATGCCCGCATTTACGATCTGTTGCTTCGTTCCACGTCTTGCTGTGGTAAACCCAATTATGGTGCTGGCGGCAGAGGCCATTGCCATAGTGGGCCTTATCACAACCTTCATATTCGCATGTGCGCGATGTGTTGGGCAGAATGAACTTATAGCCTTTCTGGGATGCCTTGCCGCGCGCGTTCAGCTTCAACATGCGTTCGCGCAAGGCAAGCTGCTGCACCCAATTATCGTTAGTTTTCGACCAATCGCGTTTGAGCTTGATAAATTCCAACGCAATGTCGGCCTGCTCAGGCTTAATGATGAGGAAAGGCCGAATTTGCTCCAAGCAGAAAATCGCTTTTTCGTGGTGGAGAAAAAGCTGGCCTCCGTCCTTCCATCTTTCATGATTGATGACTCGGCGGCTGATTGTGCCGACGCCAACCATTTTCAGCAATGCCTCTAAAACTTCAAAGCAGGTATTAGAAACTGTCAGGGCCAAGCGATATTGGTCTCGCTGGTCTGACATTTTCGCTGCATTGATAGATATGCTGCCTTCGCCATCGACCATGGCAGCCCAATAAGCCCTTTCGGCTTCCGCCATTTGGCGAGGAGCATTCAAACTCCCGAGTTTCACATACAAAGAGGCCTTCATGGTTTTCTCCTTTCGGATGAACCATGAAGGCCGTTACGCTTATTGTAAAGAGGATATTTGGATTTTTCCTATGCGCCCGAGCTTCCGAAGCAAGATCTCCAGTCGCTTGCACCAAAAGAGTATCTCTCGTACCCTTTGTAAAGGGCATTTCCAGTGGTAAAATCCCCATCCTGAGCGAACTCGGCCTTGACGCGCTGGAACATGGTCATTCCTGCGGCAGGGACGTTGGTCCGGACGAAATATGCATCGCTGTCGGTGAAATAGTGGTTCACCTTTGCGCCCTTGGGGAACATGCCCGTCGAACGCAGCGCGTTGATGGCGTTGTTGCCCGTGTCCGGCGTCAGGATCGATTTGAGGATGCGTTCAGCCTCGAACACGAGCTGGCGCGGGATATGGAGCGATTCCGGCATCAGCTTGATAATCAGGCCACGAGCGTTCTGGGCGCCCATGATCTGGATACACGCGTCTTCCAGCGATGCTTCCGACAAATCCGCAGCCGCCAGAAGGTTGCTCTGGTCGCCGGCCATCGTCGGATGCGAGGCAGAGAACAGCGGCTGGCCGTCTCCGGTGGGGGTGAACGCCGAGTTGAAGCCGCGATTGTACACGTTGGCGCCGACATTTTCCTTCGTCTGACGGAAAGACCATGCAAGGGCGGCGGTGTTGGTCGTTGCTTTCTTCTCGTACAGGTTATCATCCTGCTCTTCGCGCGTCACGATGAAGCCCAGACCATAGGCAACGTGCGTGTAGCGCGTTACCGTCTGCTGCTGGAACGTATCATACGGGATCGCCGCGCCCTGCTGCTTGACTGGAGCAAGCCCGAAGCCAGTGACCTCGACGTCTTCCTCGTAGTTCATGCTCGACGATTTCACGTCGTACAGATCGCGCCATTCGGGCTGATACTCGTCGTATTCGCGGCCCCAGATTGCATCCAATCCAGGCCACAGTAGTTTCGGCACATTGCCGGTGGTCACAACAGTCATTGGTCAGCCCTCCCTTAAATACCGGCAACTTGGTTGACGAAGCGGTGGCGGTTGATGCGGACAAGATATTTGCCAGCGGCGGCACCCGTGTCGACAGCCGAGCCAAGGTCATTATCGGGCGATTGCCACTGACCGAGAATCCGCAAGTCCAGAGTGTTGGTGTTGGCCTCGGTGCCGTTGTTCAGCACCATGCCAGACATGCCGGTGACCGTGCTGCCCGCGTTGACGAGGACGTTGACGTTCAGGCCGATGTCATCCGCAGTCAGCGGCGTCCCGGCATTGTTGTCCTGAACCCAGAACTCGGCGTTAGGATCGTCACAGACGAAAACCCCTACTCCGGTGCTGGCCGGCGCATAGATAGCGCTGTCTCGGGTGATCGGCAGGATGCCGACGCAGACGCCTTGGAAGACGTCGCCGGTTGCCGACTGAGCGACAATGGGAAGCGACTGAACGACGCCGCCCTGGTTGTAGAAATAGGATTCCCCGGTCGCCGTGACGAGATCGCCAACGAAGATCGCGGTAGCATCCCCCGAATCGTGGTAATAAAGCCGCACACCACCCGAATAGGGCTGGCTGTAGGCTCCGTTCGCGGGGACAAGTCCACGCGGTGCGTCTGCATTGGCCATAAAAGGCACCTTTCGCCGTGACGGGTCAGGTGCCTTTCAATGCGCCATCAGCCCGCCTCGATTGAGGAATGACCGTATGTATTTTGCACACGGCCGGTCGGATCCCGGCCTTCGTTGATGGCTTGATCGACGGCGCGGTGCTGCTCTTCCCTCTCTTCGATCCCGGCGCGATATTCCGCAATAGGGGTTTCCATGAGATAGGCGTAGAGCGGTTGTCCGTTTGCCTTTGTGCCTACGTGGCGACGAACTCTGGAATCCGGGCTGTCTGACTTAATTCCCGGATCGGTGACGTGATCATAAGCCAATTCGTCGGCTTCCGCAAGCCTTCCCTCCACATCGTTGAACCAGCGGCGTTGGTAACCTTCGCGCTGCGGAACGGCGAGCTTCAAATGCATGCCGCCCGTGCTTCCGCGGCGGCGACGGCGGCCAGTGGCCTCGACAGGAGCATCCTCGACAGGATTCAGCGGCGGACGGCCACGGCGGCGGGGGGCAAGTTCATTCTGTTCCATTGTTCTCAATCCCACTGATAGCTTTTAGCGTACATTTCGCGGGCTTCCGCGACATTTTTTGCCTTGGGGTAAACACCGTTCGCGAAGAATCGGTCGGCTTGCGCTTTCGCATCGTTCGGAAGGTTCGCCCCGCTGCGCACATTCCGCGCACCGTTCTGGCGCGTCACGCCTGCAACATCGGAAGCAGGCTTCTGGCGCGGAGCCTTCTGCCCTTCGACCATCGGAAGCTGCTCGCGAACTGCGTCGGCTACCTGGGCGAAGAATTTGGCAGGAGTCATGCCTGCTTCCTGTTGCAAACCTTGCGCCGTAAACTTGTCGGCTAACCGGTCGGCAAGAGCGCGTGCACGGCGCTCCACGTCACTGGCGCCGGGAAGTCCGCCGAGGTCGTACCATTCGTTAGCCTCTCGGAACTCGACGAACGCCGCCTTTGGGTCTTCCGGGGTCTCTTCCGTCATGTTATCGCGGAGTCTGTCAATCTGCTTGTCCAGATTCTCGAACGCCTTCACGTCGCCATATTCCACGGCTTCGCGCTGCTGGCGCTTCAAATCATCCACTGCGCTCTTGTAGGCGTTCTGCTCGGCCTTTGTCAGGCGCTTAACCGTGCGCTCAAGAAACTCGATCTTGTCCTTGAGATGCTTATTCTCTTTCGAGAGCAGCGGCATCTTGGTTTCGGCGTTCTTGACGAAATCTTCTGCCTCGATCCATCGCGACGGATCGCCCTTGAACTCGTCCTTGGGCGTCCATCCGCGCTCTCGCGCTTCCGTTTCATAATCACGAGCGTCATTGTCGGCTTCTTCGGCAATAGCGATTTCGCTACCGTCAGTCTCTGCTAGTTGAGTTGCCATATCTATTTCCTCGTCTTTTGCTTGGGGTCGGCAGACTTGGGGCGGCCGGGCTTGGTCCAAGTTCCGAAGGCCGGCCTGACCAATTTCCCATCGACATAGAGCGCAGCGTTGCGGAAATGCTCTTCCGTCCATTCCGGCGCGTCATCCGGATCAATCCAAGGATCGTTATTCATCTGTCCTATTCCTCCAGCCCATATTCATTTATGTCATTGAGAATGCTCTTGAGATGCCATACAATTGAATCCAGCAGGGATTCTCCATCCCGCAAGCCTTCTGCAAATACTTCCAAACGAACGGGATTTTCAGTGCGTCCAATTTCCTTCCCGTTCTCAATGTGAATTTCATGGATAGCCGCTCCATCTTCGGTCTTGACTAAGCCAAAGCGCCAATGGTGCCGTGCCGTGCCCGTCATTCTTCCAGCCTCCCCAGAATGTCTTCGTCGTTCATGATGAGGTAGTCGGCGCCGTCCGGTCCCTCGAACCGCACGCCAGCATATTTGCCGAACATGATGCGATCGCCGGGCTCGGGACGGGTAAATGAGATGCTGCGCTTCGATGCCTCTTCGAAAGCGTTCTCCCCGACCGACACGACAACGCCCTTGGTGGCGCCAAAGCGCTTCTCGTCCTTCGTCGAGTCCGGAAGGATGATGCCGCCAGAGGTCTTTTCCTTCGGCACGTCGGGCCTGACGATGACGCGAAGGTCCATGGCCACGACGCCGCAAGAGAAGTTATCATGCGGCATCGCGCAGCGCTCCCTTGCATTGGGCCACGGTTATAGTTCCGCCACTGTAAATGTCACGGGTGCAGGCATATCCAACCGCCTCGGCGGCGGATTGACCGAAATCCATTGCGGCCAACGCGAAGCGCGTGCCGGTGCCTATTGCCGCAGGTGCGCGCTCTGGGAAACTTCGCCCATGCTGATCATAGCTGTGCAAATCGCCGTTCTGCGATAGGACCAGACAGCAAAAACCATCCTCGACCTTGGGAATATCGCCGCCGTTATCAAGCCAGCCAACAAAGGAACCCCAGTTGTAGGCGTTGCCCACGAAACCGGCGACCCGGCCATCTGCCAATTCAAACACCTTTCGGTAGTCCGTCCGACAGATATGGTCGTCCTCAGTGATGAAGCCGTCTGCGGCCATCGTGCGGCCATCGCATGCCACAGTCGTCATTTGCGCTTATCCTTGGGAAGCTCAGCCACGCTGACCGCGTAACGCTGCCGCACGCCCTTGTTCATTTCCGCCTGCACCTTGGCGGGGATCGGCGTGTCTTTCGGTTTCTTGTCCATCGTCATTCTCCTACAAGTTCATAATGTTCGATCATGTCGTCAAAACTGATCTGGGACAGGCGCCCCAAGATCACCGCCTGCGCCTGCTCCTCCGGGGAAAGCATCAAGCCCCGACCCCATGCCTCCATCAATCCCCTCTGGCGCTCCGCCAAGTAGGTCAGGAAGTCCTTCGTTGCCGGGTTGTCCTTCCATTCCTGGAAGCTGTCCGGATCCTTCATCAGGCTCATTTATTTCCTCCTCATTGGCTTCTTCTACCGCATGAGCGGCGAGGGTTGCGGCATCGGGAATCAGGCCAAGTTCGGCGGCATCCTTCGCTGCGGCGGTGAAATTCTTGGCTGCCGTGGACTTGGCTGTCAGGCGGCGCGTGTCTGCGTCCTTCGCGGCAACATCGGCCTTGGCAGCGGCCTCCAGTACCTTTGGATCAGGCTGCGGCGGGGGAACCTCGAAATAGGCCTTCACGTCGCGCACGCCCAAAGCCTCCAGCATGTTCTGCCGGATGAGCTTCTGGTTCACGAGCGGGTCGCCGTTGAACGTCTGCATCATCGCCTCCGCGCGGGCGATCTTCTGCATGTCGCTGACTTGGTTCGGATCGGACACGGGGATAACGTCCAGATCCTCGTCCTCGTAATCCGCACGCCCGACCTGAACCGCTTCTTCGTCTCCGAGCTGGAAATATTCCTCTTCGTCGAGGTAATCCCTGTTCAGACGGCGGAGCACACGAAGCTCTTGCCCGAAAGCCCGATGAATGCGCTTGAAGATCGCGGTCATCACCTTCTGGCCCTGCTCGATCAACGCCAGCGTGGTCGTGGCCGGCTGATTTGCCGTTCCCTCGCCAGTCAATACGTCCTGAACCGAAGTGATTTCCTTTGCCGCCTCGATCAGCATGCCGAGCAGGTTGAACAGCACCGCGGACGGGCCTGGCATGTTCATGGGGACGATGTTTTCTCTCAGGCTACCACCAGTGACATCGACACGCTTCCATTCGCCAAGCGTGAAGCGCATGTTGCCGCCGCGGACCTGAACGCCCGCCCCAAGGAAACCTCCCTGCGCATTCTGCAACGCGCCGGCATCGATCATCTGGTTCAGCGTTGTGTCGATGACCCCAGAAATATCCTCAAGCAGCGAGCCAAAACCGAGATCGTAGAAACTTCCATCAGGAGCAGGAATGAACCCATATTTCGTGAAGTAGCGGCGGCGTTCGATGCGAACGATTCGGTCTACCTTTAGTCCGTAACCTTGCTGGAAGGCCTCGAACACCTCTGCCAGTTTGATCGTCTTGCCCTCGACGCTAACTTTGATGTCGTCCGGGCCAAAGCATGGAACGATCCTCGCGACCTCCCCTTCTTCGGTACAGGTCACGACATAATGCTCTGGGTAGCCGTCGCCGTCTAAGTCAAGCGTGCGGTGCTGCTCGAAATACTCGCCAAGCGCCTGCTCGTCCTCACTGGACGAGTCGTCTATCGTCACCTCACGCCACTGGCCTGATGCGATGAACTCTTGCACCTCATAGGGGTAGTAATGCAATCTCTGGGTGTAACGGGGAGCAGATTCCAGGCTCTTCGCCCAATAGTTGACGATGAAGTCGTTCGCATTCACCATCTCAGAGCGGTTGGCGTTCTCGATGGGATCGTACCACGTCTTGCGGAACACGCAGCCGACGATAGGCAGCATCAGCAGCATGCGGTCAGTCTCTTCTTCCCATCCCGGCATGCGGTAGAGGAGCTGCCACGTCATGTGCTGGCCGATGCGATCTGCACGGGCGCGTTTCTCCCCGGTCGGATCGGGGCCAAGTACTCGCCCTTTGACGAGGTTCGACCCGTCCACAATGGCGGGATAAGCACGAGCCTGAAACTGGACACTCGCAGTCGTCAGCAACGGGTATTTGACGTTGCTGTTCCCGCACCATGCGGCAATGCCATTGCGTCGCACATATAGGCGGTGGCTAGGCACTTCGATGCAAGCGATCGCCGTTGGCCTATGGATAACCTCAATGCGGACCTTCTGCGTCTGGCACCGGGCTTTCCTGTTGATGGAGACGGCATAAATGTCATGTTGGGCGACAACTTCACGCCCCCTTATGCAACCGTTCCGTTTGCCTTGGTTGGTGACCGTCGCGCGCAACCCAATCTTCTGGCAAATTTCCTGTACATCGTCGGCCAGCCGCTTCGAAATGGTGAAATAGCTGCGATGCCCGTTCTTTTTGCTTGTCGTTCCGTCCCCAAGAACCATTGCGTCAAGCAATTCTTCCAAAAGATCGGACGAGAGCGCCTTCACCTCATCGGGGATGAAGCGGGCATCCTGCTTCCCAAGAGCGCGGAACTGCTCTTTCATGGTGTTCGCCATTTGGGCGGCGTGGACAATGAAGCCACACTCCCCTATGGGCCTGTGCGACAGGCCACTATCGGCAAGATCGCGCTCCAGAACGGCGTATTTTTCTGGGTTCGCTCGTAGGCTTTGACCGATTCCGAATGAACTGTGACCGCGAGCGTATTCGCGCTGTTCACCGTAAACCGTTGTATACTTGTTCTTACCAGTGAACGACCAGCCCTCGGCTAGATACCATCCAAGCATCCGCATATAGCTTCGCGTCGTCATCCCATGCATATGCGATGGGCGCTCACCGGCCCATTTCGATGTCAAAGGGATGTACCGATTGGTCGGTCGATTCTTGGCCACCGAAAGCGCGCTGCGAAACTCAAGATCGCCGCTCTTGTTGGCCAAAACCATTTGGTGGTTGTCAGTAACAAGAAGGTCAACGCTCTTGCCAGTGAAGTGTATCATCGTTTCGGATAGACCAGCAAACTTACCAACAACAGGCTCATAGCAAGCTGTCCCATCATCGCGCATAGCGTAGGCTTCATCGCCAACATTTATGTCAGCCACAGGAACCCACCCATTGCGGGTCAGAATTTCCGTGTCGAGCGAGTAGCACGCTTTAGCCCAAGGAAATGTCTTTTCAGCGCGAACCTGCATCGCAATGTCCAGGCTCTTCGCATAGGTGTCGAGCCAATCACCGCGGCTATTCTCGTCGATCTCCATCTCGCGGATCGCCGTCTGCCCGATGTTGAGCAGCTTGGTGTCCGTGAGGAGCAGCGCGAGATTCTCGCCCGACATGATTTCAGCGAGCGTCAGTTCGTCCTTAAGCTCTACCGCTTCAGCCTCTTCGTCCTCGTAGATTTCTTCCGGTGCGGTTGCCATGCTCAATCATCCTTCGATGGCAGATAGCCAACATTCATCGCGAACATCGCACCCGTTTCCAGAGTTTCCGAAAACAGGACAATCTCGCCCTCGTCATGGCAGCTTTTGAGGCGCAAGCTATCGGAAAACAACAGCCAGTCCGGGTCACTTCGCAACGCCTTCTTGGTATTTCTTTCTACAATCGTTGAGATACCAGCTCGGCGAAGGCGGGTGGCAATAGAGAGGCGCTCAGGGGATACCGGGCCGACAACGGCAATCTCAGGCCATGTAACATCGGGCTTTGCGCGGTCCAAAATTCTATACGTGACCGCTTCCTGGAAACGTGTCGGGTCGGCTTCATAGACGATGGTCATATCAATATCCCGTAATTCCAGAGCGACCCGCTGGCCCCTCGTACATATCATCGTTGTCATTATCCGGAAGGTTCAGGATGATCGGACGCGCAACCGCAATCAGCCCGAACGCATCCGCCCCATGGCTTGACCAGTCGTGATCGACGCCGAGTCCTATCCCGCGCTCTTCGTCGCGCTTCTCGTGATACCATGCGATCGCCTCGATGCCGGCCTCGCAATACTCCGCGTCGAAATACATCTGCGGGAATAGTCTGCGCGCGGCCTCTACGCGGCGGAGAGCAGCGCCGGCGCCTTGGTTCGGAATGACGATAGTCTGGAACCCAGCCTCACGTAGCGCGCCCTCATATGTCGTCTTGACGATCTTGTCGTGCGCCGCCCCGTCATGAGGGAGGACGCAATGCGCTTTGCCATATTCGTTCTGTCGCAGCCAGTCGACATGAGTGGCGAGCGGCTGCCCCTTGGCCTCGTAATAGTCCAGCAGCCAGACGGCTTGGCCGATAAATTGCACGATCCATATCGCGGTGGCGTCTGCCTTGGCCCCCGTCCCTCCGATGTCCCACACAGCCCACAGGGTCATCAGCGGGTCTGGTGAGAGCTGCGACATGCGTCCATCGACTTTCGCGCGGTTGATCTGGATGGCGTAATAAGCTCCCTCCGCGACCGATATGAACTCGCCTTCCCATATGTGGCCATATTGCTCGGGACGCTCGCGCTCGTCTTTCTGGCGTACCCTGTCGAGAATGTCGGGAAACCAAGGATTGTCGCGAAAGTTCATCTCCACGATCTTGACGCGCGGGTCATCGTTATCGTTACAGGCAGGATGGAAGCGCTTGTTGGTTGCAGACTTCTTGCGCTCAGGGTTCCATGTAATCCAAAGCTCGCTGTCCTCTTCGCGCAGCGTCGGGATGAGTTTCACCCATGCATCTTCGGTCACGGGCTCTGCCTCCTCGATCCATGCGAGCAGAATGCGCGACTTCGACTTGATGCTGTTCAGGTTCCGCGCGAGACCAACGAACGAATAGCTTATGCGTCCAGACTTCGTGCGGACATATGTTTCGCCAATGTCGAAGTGAGGAGCAAGGTCCGGCTCTTCACGGATCGCGGCCTTTATCTCTTCAAGCGAACTGTCTGCCAAGCTGTTCATGAACTGTCGGCCGCAAAGGATAATGCCTTCACGTCCAGCCATGTCCCACATATGTGCCCTAACGGCGCTCATCTTGGCGAAGGTGCGTGTTTTTGCAGATCCGCGTCCGCCATGAGAGCCACGCACATCGGCCTCGCCCTCGAACACGGGAACTAGCTTGGCCGGTATTTTAATCTGGAGGATCATTCGGGGGCAACGCCAACAAGCTCGATCTTGGTTATCATCGCTATGGGCGCGCCATCTTCGCCAGTTATCTCCTTAGGGATGATCGCCGCGATGACCTTGAGGTACTGGTCGGGCTTGTTGGTGCGGACCTGTTCAATTGCGAGAATGCCGTGCTTCTCGAAGTCCTCGCACATTCCCTTGAGGAAGGCTTCGGTCAGCTTGGAGCGCGCGCCTTTGGGACGCCCTGCGGGGTTTCCTGACTGTCCTGGCTCGAATGGCACGCCGCGCTGTTTCTGTGCTGTATTATTAGCAGCGCTAGCCATCAGAACGCCTTCCGCGCAATCATGCCGCGCGTCATGTCGATGAGGATTTCGGAGGCGATCTTGTTCGCGACCTTTTCGTGAAGAGAAGCAAGCAGCGCCGCACGTTCGATCGTCGAATGCTCGCTTGCTGTAGCTGTCATGCGATGACCGTTGATGTCGAACACCGACCGCGCGTGGATCATGTCATCATGGGGAGTTTCGTAGATCTCGACGACGCCGTTGAAGAGATTGCCGGACATCTGCATGGATGCGATGCGCTT